TCCCACGGGGTCAGCCCGTGCTCGATTGCTTTGGCGTATTGCGGCCGCATGAACAGCGGGGAATTTTGCTCGCAATATGCAAACTCATCGAATCCTTCCTGCCAGCGCCCGAGCTGCAGCAGGATCATCGCCCGATTGTAGCGCGCGACCATGGTGCGGGCGCACGCCAGCGCGACGTCGATTTCGGCGAGTGCCTGTTCCGCATCGTTGTTTTTCACCAATGTGTGGGCGGCGGCGAGATGACGGACATAGTCGGCAATGATGCCGTCGTCAGATTCAGCCTCAACGGCGCGATAGCCGACTATTGCACCGTCGCGCGTCATCGCCAGACTTGTGGGAATGGCAACCGGCGAACCGTTGATGTGCACGTGCACGTTCAAAATCTCGCCGTCTTGTGTCAGCCCACGCCAGCCGGTGGCGGTGTGCTCGCAGGCGATCACCGGCGCCAGATCAGGCGCATCAAACCGGCCATAGTGCTGCGGCTTGCTCATCTATCCCAACCAAAACATCAGAGCGAACAGCCCGACCACGGCAAGCCCAAGCACGGCGCAAACAATCACCAAATAGCGGGCATTCTCGCTACTCAATTGCGCGCGCCACATTTACCAGCCGGTCGGGGTCACCCACGCGAAGCCGCGCGGATCACGCAATGCCCAGCTCACTGGCCAGCGGCATTTGATGCCGAAGGAATCGGTCTGCCACAGCGAACGGAACGGTCCGACCGGCGTAGTCGGATCAGGTGCAGGCGCGTCATCCATGGTCAGCGTTGCGATCTTACTGACCTCGACCTCGGGGACGCCGATCCCCGAGACCAAGGCCGCTGTGGCGACGCACATGAAATCGTTGACCACTGCGTTTGACCCTAACACCTCACTGTCGGCGAGATCCTCGAGCCCCAAGATGTCGGCCCGAAACCTGCGGCCAGCCGAGCCGATAAATACGATTGGTGCATTGCCGGCCACCGGCCCGACGGCGTCGGCGAGATTGCTGACGTCGGCGACAAAAGCGCCCCACGGATCGGTGGCGGTCGACGCCGTCAGCGCGACGACGTTATGGCGCAGGCCAGCGGGTCGGCTGGTCGTCGCCGCATTGGTATCAAGCAAAACCGCGTCGAGCGCGCGGCCAAACGATTGCCGCACGAGGTCCGAAATCAGCGTCTCGGCGTTGCTCGATTCGATCACTTCGCGGGTTGCCACCATGATGCCGGCAAGCTTGTACGGCAGCAGCGCAGCCGCCGTCACCGCGGGTTGATAGACCGGGATCGGTTGTCGCTCGGCCACGAATGCGCTGGTGTTGCCCGACGTGCCGGCGGCAAAGCCCGGCACCAAAATCGCCGCCTCGTTGCCCAGCGTCAGTGATGGCGAGATCTGGAACAGCGCGGCTGATGCCGAGGCCGGATACAGCACCTCGAGCGAATCGTTGACGATGCGGCGACCGAGCTCCTGCGCCCAACCAGGTTGCGCGAGCTGCGCCGGGGTCGAGACCGCCTTCACCAGCGTCAGGACGCCTTGGTCGTCCGGCCAAAGGTTGCGCACCACTTGTTCTGGCGGCATGCCGGTGATGAAAGCCTTGGCATGCGCGGTGACAAAGCGGCTGAACAGATTTCCGGGCGGCGATGCCTCGCGCTTCGGCGTGAATGTCGGCGCGCGCTCGCTGACTTTGTCGAGCATGGTCAGTCCTTTCAGTAACTTGGCGTTTTTATATGTATTTAGAAATAGGGTGGGCTCAGCCGATCAACGCCTCAACATCAATCGGCTTTGCGGTGCGATCCCGCGAGCGCAAGCCCATGAGCATGGCGAGCGCCACGGCGCCATCAATTCTGAAGCGCGCCTTATCCTTGTCGAGCTTGCGATTGCCAGCGGGATCCATCGTCGCCACGGCGTTGGCCATGTTCCAATTCAGTACCGGATTGTTGGAATGCACCAGATTGCCCGAGATGATTGCCTGTTCGAATGCATCGATTGCCGGCGCCATAGACGCGAATCCTTGGCCCCATGGCACCAGCCGCAAGCCGCTACCCTTCTCGTCATCGCGATACGCTTGCATTCCAATGCGATCAAATTCCCGTAGCAGATCGTTGATGCGCCAGCGGTCATAAGCAATGCCGCGGATGCTATAGCGCTGACTCAATTCCGCGATGAACGTCGCGACTACCGCCGGATCAATCGTTTTGCCTGGACTGGTTCGTAATTGCCCGGCCGCTTCCCATTCCACATAGCGAATGTTGCCGCTGCCAAAATCACGATTGGAATGCTCGATCAGGTGCTCGCTTGGTTTCCAGAAAAACGGCAACACCCGAACCGGATCGGAAGCCGAGCCGATGACGACTGCGGTTAAATCAATAACGCTCGACAAATCGACGCCGAGATAGACTTCTTCGCGATCGGCAAGCTCGACCTTGCCAGCACATGCCATCCATTCGGCGCGTGAGATCAACGAGGCAGTCGGTGAGATGCGCTGATTTAAAAAGAGGTTCCTGACCTTCGGTTCCTCGCTCGGCATTCTTTTGGCCTTGCGTATCGCGGAAACCAGATCTTCGCGATCACGGAATTCGCCAAGCGCCGGATTGGCTTTCAGCCACTGAGCCTCGTCGTCGAGATCGCAATCCTCGGCTGCAGCGTGCAGGTGGCAAACGATCGACGGGTCGGTCCCCGATAGTCCGTCATCAATCAGCTTCGACAGAATATGCTCAGGATCATTGCTCTGCGTGCTGATCGCGATAAACAGCGGCTCGTCGCGCGCGCCGAACGAGGTGTCAAGAACGTCATATAGCATCCGATTCTTGGCTTGTGCCAATTCGTCGAAAATCACGACGCTGGGTAGGTAGCCATGCTTGGTTCCTGCTTCGGCAGAGAGCGCGCGATAGACCGAGCCGGTGCGGCGACCAATCATCGTCTTGGTTGAATTGATAACCTCGATCTTCTCTCGCAGCTCGGGCTCGAGCTCGACGATCTGGCGCGCAAATTTAAATACGATCCCAGCCTGGTCTCTATCGTTGGCCGCGCTGTAAATCTCGCCGTTCGGTATCGCCTCCGGCCCAACCAGATGCGCCAGCGCAATCCCTGCAATCATTGCAGTCTTGCCGTTTTTTCTCGCGACCGAGAGAATTGCCCGCCGCACAATCCGCCGCCCGTCACGATGCGGTTCGTAAATATCTCTGATGAAATCTTTCTGCCATTTGGCGAGCTTGAATGCCTTGCCCTCGCCGATTCCGCTCGGGACCGTCAACACCTCGATGAAGTCAATAACAGCCTTTGCCCGCTCTTTGCCTCGAGCGGTTCGCCTAACCGGCGAGGAGCCCATCAAACTTGCTCGCGGTCTTTTCTTGGTAGACACCGGCGGCAATGCGGGCACGGGCGGCGGGGGAGAGTCCAAATTCAGCGGCATAGCAAACCATGTCCTTGGCGGCCTGACGCGCAGTCAAAAACACCGGATTTTGCATCGGCGTCTGGTTCTTGCCGCTCTTGATCATCAACCCGGCAGTATGCGGATCGCGCTCGGCCATCCTGGTGAAAGTTTCGGTCGCCGAGCGCCAGCAATGAAACGCCTGACAATAGGCGGCCAGTACATGGATGTCGACGATGGTGAGAAGATTGAGCCGGTGCAGCTCGACCGCGATGCGATCCCATTCCTCGCTGGCATAGCCAACGAGATACGGCGGCGCGGGCGGAATCTCGATTGCCTTAACCGGCATCGGCTCGGGACGGGTGATGGATCGCTGTCCGGGATTGCCGCGCAGCAGCTTCAGATGCGTCGGCGTCGGCCGCGGCCCGCGGGTTTTTGCAGCCATTAAGTCACCTTGTGTGCTTTCTCGCCGGTGAAATTCTGCCAGCGTTCAATCGCAACGTCGACGTAAGCCGGATTGATTTCTATTCCGTGGCAGGAACGCGCAGTCATCTCTGCCGCAATGATCGTCGTGCCAGAGCCCATGAACGGGTCGTAGATCGCCTGCCCGGCTTCCGAATTGTTCTCAATTGGCCGGCGCATGCATTCAACCGGCTTCTGCGCCGAGTGCCCAGTCTCCGATTTGATGTGTTCGATATGCCACACAGTGGACTGGCGACGACCACCATGCCATTCCGCCTTTCCATCACCGACAGCATACGACAGAATTTCGTGCTCGGGAATGAAGCGCCAGACATCG